CAAGCCATCCAGACTTAATACCTTCAGTAGATGCAATATAGCAAGAAGTAACTGATTGAATATTAACTATTATAGCTTCACCATAATAGGTTCCACCAGCACCAGCAACAGAATTCCCTACGTTACCAAATCTGATAACATCACCTTCTTGCGCGTATCCTGAACTACCCCAAACACTACCAGAACCTACTACAGGATATCCCCCATAAGTGTCGTTCTTAGTGTAACTTGAAATGTAAGCAGTTGCTCCAGTTCCAACACTAATGTTGTCTCTATCTCCCCAAAGTGCCATGTCTTTTTTCCGTAAGAATTTCTGTGCTAATGAATATTTATAGATCTAATATCTTAGAGGTATGCCTTAGATATGTTAGTAGCAAACCCTATGACCGTAGTACCAGCTGCCAATACTGCTGCTGCTCCGATCACCCATTTCTCTACAACCTTGAGCCTATCACGTAGCTCTTCTTGTTTCTCCTCAAGACGCTCAATCTGCATCTGCATCACAGTGATACGTGTCTCCTGTGAAGCATCAAGTCCTAAATCTGCCATGCTATTAAATTATGACTGTTATTATATAGTCAACAATTCCAAGCTCTTAATGACTTATTGATTCTAGAATCTGGATCTCTAGCAGTCTTAGCAGAAGTTAACTTTCTTTTCATACCCTTCATCCTCGCACAAAAGCTCTTTCTACGAGGGTTCCCAACTTTCTTTGAAGGAGCTTTAAGGTCACTGCCTGGATTCTCTCTTTCGTAACTTTTTCTTCCTTTTTCATTTAAACCACCTGACTTGTTTTTACCTGATTTCTTTGTCCAAGCAGCACCTTCTTCAACATTTAATGTTTTTGGATAATCTTTATCACCTGGTTTTGCTGGTTTTTCACCACGCTTTCTTTTAGCATGGATATTATCCCAAAGACCTTTTTTCGTACCTTCCTTTACACAATTAGGAACTTCCTTACCATCCTTCTTCTTAGTTCCTTTTGCCTTATATCCATCCCAACATTTATCAGCACCAACATTTTTACGTGCTTGTTTTAAACCTTCGGAAAATTCGTTGAATGTTTTCATTAGATGTCTACCTTTCTAGTTGGACTGTATTCTTTTCCATCACCATAGAAAGTCGAAGTTTCTGTGAATCCAAAATCGTCACCTGGTGGGATTAATGGATCATCATACTGATCAATTACTGTATCTTCATTATAATCTTTTTTAGCTGCTGCTTTTACACTATATCTTTGCATGCGTTTTGCTGTTTGCGTATTACTATCAGAATAGTAATCAACTTGAACCTTACGAATGAGACCCTCTGTAGAGTCTGCAATAGGTCCAAACATATAGGTCTTAGCAGTAAAATTTAAAGTGTAAATTAATGCTCTTCTGGTTTCAAAATTACCTTCATAATCGTCAGTAAATGTAATACTATCAAGCACCATAGGAACATCTCTTTTTTCTCCTATTGATTTTACTAAATCAATAGTTAATGTAAAACCTGGTTGAAAGAATGGTAAAATTTGTTCCAAGATTTGCATAGAATCATCTTGGAGTTTTGTAAGAATATTCAATTCAAATCCCAAGTTATATGGAACTGGCATGAAAACTTTCTTTAATTTACTACCTTCCTGTGCTTTAAATGTTTGAGAAATTCCTGATTTCCTAGAAGGATCATATTGAATATTATTAACTTCAAATGACATTCTAGGTAATGTTATTTGAACTGCCTTATTTAAATCTGGTTGTTGTTGAATTCTTGCTAGAAATTTTTGCTTCGGACCATATGAAATTGGTACTTTAATATCACTAATATCTTTTCCTGTAGCATCTTGATGTCTAACATGAACTTCATTAAAAAGAGTACCGAAAGCAATAACGGTTTTTCTTATTATTTCGTGATAAAAATAGGTTCCTAACATCAGAAATTACCAAAGGGATTTGATTCAGTGAAGTCTAAAATATCGTCGCCAAATGATTCAAACTCATCACCATCATTATATTTATCATTAGCATCATCAGAATTATATGAAGCAATTGAATATTCTGCACCAGAGGTTTTTCCAACAATAGTTTCGCCAACATAGAACCCTCGTATAGTTCCCCCAATACCAACATTACTTATTTGTAATATCTTACTATCTTGATCCCAAGATTTAACTCTTGCTTGAGTAAAGGATCTAGACCCTTCTATAACCTCATTAAATAAGAAAGTGCCAATACCAGCCAAAGAAGGTGGTGAAGCAACAGTTACATTTGGAGTGGAAACGTATCCACGACCTGGATTTCCAATATAGACTGATTTAACAACTTGATCAGATCCTGCTGTGCCTATAGATGCTATTCCAACAGCAGTTGTTCCAGCACCTGGTCCAGCAACTGTTACTGTTGGTTCCGTTCCATATCCAACACCACCATCAACAACGTTAAAGTTAATAACACCCTGATAAACAGTTTCAACAGAACAAGTTGCAGCAGCACCAGTTCCACCGCCACCAGAAATTGTAATAATTGGTGGAGTATTATAACCAGCACCAGCACTTGTCAATAATATCTTTTCAATAGATGTAATATTTGCTCTAGTTGTTAGAATACCAACTGCTCTTGCTGGTGTATTTGAAGGAGAATCTGTAAATGTTATTATTGGTGGAGAAGTAAATCCTGATCCATCATTATTGAGGAATATTTCTCTAACGTATCCAGTACCAATAGATGCTGCTACTTCAGCAGTCCTTCCTAAACCAACTAATGTTAATGTGGAAATATAACCATCGTCCTGAACTTGAGTATCGATAATATCAATAGAAGTATCAATAATTTCATCCTCATATTCAAAGAGTTCACATTTAAGTTGATAAACGTAATTCTTACCTAACTGATAAAATGGATCTTCATGTTCTACAAATTTAACTTCAAATAATCTTTCACCTAAAGGAAAATATACTAAATCACCTTCTCTAGGTCTAGTAGCAAGTACAATTTCTTCATTACCTCCAGGACCATCATCTAATCCTGCCATAAATGGTGCTATGAAATCTTCAAATCTTTCTTTTGAAATAGTAAGAGTAACTTCATCTCTTATACTCATTCCAAATTTAGTCAGTACATCTCCTTGCCCACCATATCCTTCATAGGTGTTGACATATGCTTCTATAGCAAAATTATCATCAAATTTAGAAGATTGAACCTCTTCTATAATTGATTTTGTATTTACATATTTTCTTGGAATATAAGTTACTTCAACACCGTAAATTTTTAGATGCTCGTTTATGAGATCCTGTGTTAATCTTTGTTCTGAAGATGTTCCTTGTAGGAAAAATGGATTAAGTGCCATGTGTTATTAACCCACAAAATCATAAGGAGGTAATTCGTATTCAGATGCCATTCTTGATCTGAGACCTTCAATCTCCCTTTCAGCATCATCAAAAATTTCTCTACCGTTAAGTTCTATACCACCTGGTAACTTAACTCCACGGAATTTAATTAAATTCTGTCCCCACTGTCTCTTTATGAGAGCAGTGAGATACTGTTTTAAGAATACATCATTATAAACTTGAGTAAAGGATGCTGGATCTAATGCTCTATAACAATCAAGAATTAACCAATTATCAAGAGATTCTGCACCCCAATCTATATCCAAATATAGTCTATCTTGTCTCTTATTAAATCTTACTTGTTTATCAGTTGTTAGTAGGAAATCAATATCTTCTAGATATGATTTAACCATAGCATACTGTAGCAATTCAACTGAATTAAAATTGTAAAGATCATTCAAGAATAACTGATATTTAATACTAAACATGCCACCTGATATGGTGCTAGTATCAAATTTAAAAATCTTTTCTATACCAACTACAGAATCTGGAACTTGTATAAAGTTTGAAGTTTCATACCAAGAACTTGTAGTTGTTCCATAACCTGATATGTTTGTAGAAGTAGCAGTCGTAGTTACAATACCAACTCCATCAGTATCTTTTGCTCTACCCCTATCAAGATCTTCTTGAGTAATCTTATACTTAAGAAACATCCTTTCAACACCATCAAAATGTCTCTCATTAAAAAGTTGTATAGCATCATCAACCGCATCATCTATTTGATCATCATCAACGTTAATTTCCAACACAGGAGCACCCAGCTTCCTTAAGCAGTAATCTATGAGTTGTTGTCTACTTGCTGGTTTTGCCATATCCTCTAATCAGTTTTCCTAGTCTTTTTGAGTTTTTGAATTTCTTCTTGTAAGGAAATTATTTCCTGTTGAAGATTTTTTTCTTCCTCTTCAAAATCATTTTTTAAAGTTTGTAATTTTGCTTCCAAAAGTACATTTTGATTTAATGATTGTGCCAATTTACCATTATATAAACTCACAAGAACATTAACATCAACGTCACCATTATTATTTTGTTGTTGCATGATATTTTAAAGTTAGAAAGTACCCCCATCAAGTGTTGAAGACCAGTGAGGCTTATTAGTATATATCACAGAAACTGATGATGGAATTACTGATAGATTCTCAACCGAACCATTTTGACCTTCTCTTCTAATATTGTAAGTATTAGTAAATGTTCCTTCAACACCAACAACATCAATTGAATTTGAATTGGATACTGCACTCTCAACAACACCATAAGCACCGCTAGTGTCTTGTCTAACAACATCACCAATAGAAAGAGTCACATTACTTGGTAATGCAAGAGTATTCTTAGTGACAGCAGTTAAGATCTGCTTAGATGTTAGTATAGGGGTGGCTGGATTATTAGTTGAAGTCTGTAAACCATTCTCATCAAAGTAAACTGCACCATTAGCATTATAATCAGCAGTCTGATAATAAATTCCTTTAATGTCTAGGAATCCTCTAGTACCAGATACTGTATTACTTGCTGTACCTGCATCTGGAACGTATGTCCAAGATCTTGCAGGAGCATTACTTCCACTATTTGTATCTGCATCTACATAACCAAAGAAACCAGTTTTGTTGTTTCCAGTTCCAATACCAGTATTATACTTAAATGCTATACCACGATCAGTATTAGTATCGTAAGCATGAGTAATTGTTAGTTCTGTAGTTGTTGTAATACCAGCAGTAGTTGATCCCTCAATAGTGATAACTTTATTGGTAGTATTAACTTCAGTAACTGTTGTTAATCCACTATTTGGAAGTGAAGCATTTCCACTTACAATATCACCAGTATTAATACCAACAACAGAATCAATTGTAATTGTACTAACACCAGTTGTAGCTGGAGCAGTAACTACTCTAGAACTGGTAACATCACCAATAACAAATATTGGATCATTAACTGTTACAGCAGTTGAGTTAACTGAAGTTGTTGTACCATCAATTTGTAAGTTACCTTTGATGATAACATCACCTTCATTACTTAATCCATCGGGGAATGGATCAATAAACAGTTTATCACCAGCACCACTTACGGTAGAAATTATATTATCTTCTATCTTAACTTTACCAAAATATGATGAAGTTTGAACATTTAATGGAGTAGTAAACTTAACTTGCTTACCAGTAGGACTGGATACAACTAATTCATCATTACCATCTTCATCATATTCAAATTTAACATCTTTATCAGAACCAAATGAGAATGCCGTGTCATCAGTAACAGCAAATTCACCAGTTCCATCAGTAGCGAATATAACATCTCCATCAGTATTTGTAGATGATAATGTATTACCATCCATCCTAAGATTATCTACATTCCACTGATCAACTTTTCTATTATCATCAAGAACAGCAACTATACCACCATCACTATTTCTTGTATTAGTAACACCATTAACAGCACCTGGTTGGTGATCCATCATGGAGGTATAATAATGTCCTCCTACTGAGAAAACATTACTTCCATCATCACCAATAAATATCCTATCTTTATATTGATTTGCTCCACCGTAACTGCCTATGCCAGTTACATAACCCATTTCACCCCAATTTAGGCTTGCAGGTTTATTAGTACCAGAGGATCTTTTGATCCTGATAATGCTAGCCATTTAAAAATTTCCCCCGTTGATGTCTAAATTCGAGTCCGTTCCAGGTGTTAGCGATAGTGTGGCATCCCATTTTTGAGTTGCTCCGTTATATACCAATACCATTCCATTTAAAAGGTTCGCAGCATTTACATCGCTGAGTTCAGCTAAGGACAGTCCTTGGGCTCCAGCAAGAGATGATATTACCTTGACGGCATTTTTTTGCCCGACTCTGACCTTTATGTCTGCCATTTATGTAAGCAATTCAAGAATCTATCTATTATTTATGTTTACGATTAGCTAACTCTTTAAGTAAAGATTTAATCTCATCAATATCCTTTTTCATCTCATCTAGTTCTGCTTTCTCATCAAGTTTTTTATTTCTTTTAGAAATATGTTGAGAATATGAATTGGTATCGTAATTTAAAATCGCACCTGTTTCTGGATCACGAAACAGGTTTTTATGCCCTTCAACTGGTATCATGCTTTTTTAACTGGTATTGCGTAAGGATCAAGAGGTGGATCTTTTGGTTTTACTGGATTGTTAATATCCTTATATTGACCATTTATCTTATCATCTTTAGAACGTTTTGCTTTCAAAATTTGCCATCCGTAATTCATCATATTAGATGGTTTATCTTTATCTTTATATCCACCTTTCTCCAAATACCATCCACTTTTTCTAATGCTCTGAATAACATTAGATGCTTCTTCTAAAAATTGTTTAAAGGTCTTCATGCGTAATGCATACTCCTATCATCCTTCTTATCCTTCAACTTATCCCCTCTCTGACGTTTCTCGCCAGTTTCTCCATACTTTTGTGGATGTGGACCTGGTTTTTCCTTTCCTAATCCTTCAGATTTCTTCTTACTCTTATCAGTATAATGTAAAGTTGCCTTTTTACCTGGTTTCTTAGTAATCACAGATTCCTGATCGTGTTTGCGACCAAGTTTTCTCATAGTTTTGCCAAACTTACGTTTTGACATACCTTCTGGTTTAGTAGTAGAGTATGAAACTTCTTTACCATCAGATCCATCATCATACTTATACCTACCAGTTGTTTTCTTGTAACCAATACCTTTTTTCTTTAGATCCTTTTCAAGACCTTTTCTCTTCTTACGATTTTCACCTTCATCAGATCCACGATCTGCAGAAATGTGACCAGTATCTTTAGTTCTAGCATTACTTAATTGTCTTGCTAAACCACCTTCACATAGTTGTTGAAATTCTTGAAAAGATCTCATTATGCTAAAGCAATTGCTCTAAAGTCTTTTAATCTAACAGGAACACATTCATTAGTAGATGACATTACAATCTTAATACTAAATCCACTAAATTGTTCTAAATCATCAGCAGTAAACTGATATTCTGAGAAATCATCTTGTCCATTTGCTCTTACAAAAGAATCTGGTCTACCATCACACATTCCAATATCAATCATTTGATCACCAAATCCATCACCGTCAATATCAATCATATTTTTATAACCAGGGAATGGTCTATATGATTGTACAACTTCACTAGAATCAGCAGTATACAATCTATAATAAACACGGAAATCTGCTTCTGCTTGACGATTAGCAGCAACAAGAACTTTAAGTGAAGTTGCTGGTTGTGCTAAAGTAACTTTCTTAGAAACAAATATAGAACCATGTGGATCATCTGATAACTGCGTTGATCTACTATCAGTAGCATAATTATCAGCACCAATAGG